ATGTCTGAAGAAAAAGGAATTATCGGGAAAATAACCAGTGCTGTTTCTGGTGCTGGGGATTATTTAAAATCGGCTTTTGGCGTAGCAAAAGAAATTCAAGAAATGCATGTTGATTATTCCGTTAAAATCAAAACTGAGGAGCTGCTTAGTAAGCTTCTTGATGCTAGAAGTCAGCAAATGAACCTTCAAGATTTATTAATATCTGCTAAGGATAGAATTATTGAACTCGACAACCTTATCAAGCAAAAAGAAGATTGGGCGGTCGAGGCATCTAAATATAAGCTTCTGAAAACGGAAGCTGGTAGCTTTGTTTATACGACGATTGAATCTTCCGATGATGATCAGGACTCTCCCTATTTTTGTCCCCATTGTTACAGCAAAAAAGAGATATCGCTGCTTCATCCTAGTACTGGTAATACGTCCAAGGGTGGTTTTTATCTTTATCAATGCCATAACTGTAATTCCGAATTTAAAATGAATAGAACTCCCTTTCATGGAGGAGCTACCCCTAATCCATTAATGCCGACAAAAAGGTATTAATTAATTACCAAGCCCATCCGTGGGCTTTATCTCGCCGTCACCCCGAACTCACTGCTCGGCTGTTTTGTTTTAACCCCTGAATATACTGCTACATTAGGTAAGCAACAGTTATCTCCACTTGGATAATGCTTTGTTGGTTTGAGAGAGAGAACAGGGCGTTCTGGTCTCTCAACGCCAAATATCGAATCCCAAATTTCTTCCACTGAGCGACTTCTCATAGCTATCTTTCGAGCCAAAAACTCACCTTGCTTTCTGCGTCTGCGAATTTTTGAGTTCTCTTTAAAAATTATTGTTGCCATATTTTCCTCCTAAGTGATCTTTGGTGGTGATGCCGGATGCCTCCGGTAGCTGTCTTTCGCCCACAAGGCGACTGCTTGTCTTTTCGACCATCACCCCAAAAACCACTCAGTGGTTGCTCTGAAAATTTATTCTGAGCGTTCCTAATTGTAAAAGAGCGAACATCCTGTTTATCTATGGCTCCTTGCCTTCGATGTGATAAATATTACATGCGGTATTTATTTAAGTCAATACCATCGGTAATATAAAATTATATTTTCGGTAATATTATTGAATTTAAAAGGAATTTTTTTTCAAAAAAATCTCAGATTGGAATGCAGATCACTTCTTTGGAGGGGAGAGGGTACAAAAAAGCCCTCGCGGGGGAGGGCTGGAGATACATTGTCAATTCACTTTGATTTAATAATCAACTCTTTTATATCGCTGATATTCTTGTTTGTTTCTTTGAAGTTATCGTCAATTTTAGACTCTACTTTATCTATACGTGATTCTATTCTATCGAATTTAATGTCAGATCTGTTAAATCGATCATTATTTCTACTGTCAATGGAGTTTATCAATACTGTTATTTCTTGCCTATTGGCAGAGATAGTGGACTGTAGTTCTTTTCTCAATTCATTATTTGACTCATTTATTTTATCGGACACTTTCCAAGCAAAACCGCCAAAGGCTATCAACATAGTTAGAGCCAATCCAAGAAATGGAAGGTATGTAGTTATAATTTTTTTCATAGAAAACTCACCATCCTCATTTTTTGGTTTGTGTTGTCCAGGAATTTTTCGCTCAGAGACAAATACAATATCTGTAGGGTAGTATGCAGGAGTTCGCATGCTATGGTCAATAGTCCCTGCTGGGATATACACACCAGACTGAGTAAATGAGTGATCAACCTTCTTGGTATATTTATTTTCCTGCTGGCTCATCGGTAGTCCCCTGATTGGAATTATCATCTGATTCGACAGCTAAGGCATTCTTCACTTTTTGGTAATTGAATAAATTAACATAACCACATTTATTGCATGTCATAACAAGTAAATTCAAAACTGGCGTTTGGAATAATTTATTTTGTGGTTCGTCATTATTGTTTATTCTGGTGGAGCCAGGAATCGTTGGTACTATATTCTGTTTTGTTTTCCCGTCCGGGGATGTGACCATTGCGTGCTCTGGAGTATGCAGATCCCACTCACCACTACCACATATTGGGCATATATGACTTCCAGATTGCAAGTTAAGAAATCTTGCAAAGTCATCGAATTTTATTATTTTATTATCGCTCATTATTTATTCCTTTTATTTCCACACCCTAAAACGTGTCGTCAGGCATTATAGCCACGCTATACTCACAGCGATATAAAGTACAAATACCCAGAATGCACCTTTTACCAATAGGTAAATTAGATTCCAGATTGCGGTATCTAAATTCACTAAAGCCTGAAAAAAATCATTTATATGTTTCATTAAAACGTGTCGTCAGGCCATTAAAACAGTGCTCGGCCTGTTTTTTCGCAAGCGTCTATATATTTAATTGGTTTAACGATGGCTGACACATAGTGCATGGTGTCAACTTGATCTGGTGATAAAGTTATAGGCTTGTGTGAGTTGTTTATACTGGAAAACTGATAGTCTCCATCACGAGTTTTGCTGAAAATTTTAATCATGTTGTGACCTTCTACCGTACGCACAAAAACCTCATCGCCAGATCTGACTGTTGTATTTGGCTCAACCACAACAAATTCACCTGACTGAATGCGTGGCCACATACTGTCACCTTTAACCTTCAACCCGTAGGCGTCTTTATCGTCGCTGTATATCTTCAGCCAGCCATTGTGAGCCTCGATCATATCAACGGCACCATCAACACCTAAGAATGCCTCACCGCGCACCTGAACCATTCCTGAAGGCACTGTGCCTACATATTCGATTTCATCATCTACCGATTGAGCCAGAGACATTATTTGTTTAGATATTGACGGACTTATATCACTAACAGCAACCTTCAATATCTTTGCAAATGTAGCAACTGCGTTCGGGTTTAATGGATTAATTCCATTTAAATAATGACTGACAGCACTTTGGTTGACACCTAGCTTTTCAGCTATGTCTTCTTGATTTATCCCTAGCGTCTTGCGCTTAGAGGAATAGATTGATTTAAGCCTTCTGGCATCTGCCAGTTGCTCTTCTGATAGCGGTTTCTTTTTGTTCATCCCTGCATTTTATTACTATAAGTTATATTTTAAAAATACCGTTGGTATTGACTTTTTTATTACCGAATATAATAATTAAGCTGATTCATTTTAAAGGAGAAGAAGATGAACCAACTAGCTTTACGTGAATATGTCAAGGAGCATGGTCAAGATAAGACGGCTAAAGCAATAGGTGTTACTCAAGGCGCTATCAGTAAAGCGCTAAGAGAAGGGAGAAATATTCTCTTATCACAAACGGAAAATGGCATTAAAGCAATAGAAATAAAGCCATTTCCAAGCACTAAAAAATAATCACCATCACGCTCTTTAACATCGCTAACCCGCTCAGAGTAAATTCTCAGAGCAAACAATCCGCTCATATGGAATGAGCTATGGATCATTACTGCTGTTCCCAATATGGGAAGTAATCTAAGAAGGAATTTAACAAATGGAATGTGCAAAAAATATCAAAGTAGAGTGCTCATCAAACGAATTGATGACGTTTTACATTCAACAAATGTATTCAGTCGGTAATAACGGACTCGCTAAAGCGCTAGGAATACACCCATCAAAATCCAGTCGAGATAAAGCCAGAATATTCGATTTAGCTTGCCAGTTGGTGAGTAAGTTCGGATTACCCCCTGACTCTGTAAATATCAGTGATAAGCCAACGAAAGTTGTCCTTGAAGGTGATTATGCAGAAAGGGTTATTCAGGCTCTTGAAGGGAAGGGAAAGGTTAAAAGAAAAGCCTCAGCGGTAACTGAGGCTTCTCAACAAATGGACTTAATTTAACAACAACCCAATGAGGTAATTATGAATCAAATAACTACTTTAGTAAACAGTGGTGAATTAACCATGACTAGCTTAGAAATATCTGAACTAGTCGAATCAAGGCATGACAAGGTTAAACAATCAATCGAAAGACTGTCAGAAAGAGGGGTAATAACTTTACCCCCAATGGGGGAAAAGCCCACAGCAGGTAGACCGAGCACTTTTTACATTTTTTCAGGCGAAAAAGGAAAGCGCGATAGCATTATTGTTGTCGCTCAATTATCACCAGAGTTTACAGCGCGATTAGTTGATCGCTGGCAAGAACTTGAATCTCAAAAACCTCTCATTCCTCAGTCTCTGCCAGAAGCTTTACGTCTGGCGGCAGACCTAGCAGAGCAGAAACAAATCGTTGAGCAGCAATTGGCAATCGCAGCGCCTAAAGCTGAATTTGTTGATCGGTATGTTCAAGCTACTGGCTTACTGGGTTTTAGAGAGGTGAGCAAATTACTAAAAGTGAAAGAGAACTTCTTTAGAGAGTTTCTACTTTCAAAACGAATTATGTACAAGCTGGCTGGAAAATTAACACCTTATTCAGAACACCTTGAAGCAGGGCGTTTTGATGTAAAAACAGGTGAGAATCAAATCAACGGTCACGCATACACACAAGTTAAATTTACGCCTAAAGGAATTCAGTGGATCGCTGGGTTACTGGCTAGAGAGCAATTGGAGGCAGCATGACAGATACAGCGGAGGTATTCCAGTTCCCTGCAATCAAGCAGGAGGAAAAGAGAGTGGCGAGCCTTGATGAAGGTTATTTTCGTCTAGCTACAAGCATAGGAAATTTAAAGCCTAAATTAAAAATGTCTGGACATGAGCACCAAGTGTTTGATGCTGTAATTATGTGTACGTTCGGATGGAATAAATCAGAAGATAAGGTAACTAACACATACCTAGCAGAAATGACAGAGCTTGATGATTCAGATATCAATAAGGCGCTAAATAAGCTAGCTAATAGACGAATAATAAATTTAAGAAAATCAGGAGGTTTTAAAATTGTTAGCGTCAATAAAAACCTCAATGATTGGGTTCTAAATAGACAAAAAACATCAACTACTAAAACACCCAAAAAGTCGGGTAAAACCACCCATAATGTTGGGTGTTTTAACCTTTCAAGTTTGGAGATATCACCCAACACCAAAGACAGTCTTACCAAAGATAATAATATTAATAATTCTTCGTCCGAGAATTCTAACGAATCCTCTGACAGACCATCTGAAAAAGTTTTATCCGTTAAGCCTGATGCGGTTGTTAGTTCACCCAAAGGTAACAAATGGGGTAATGCTGATGACTTGAAAGCTGCTCAATGGATTTACTCGCAAGTCCTGATTGTAAGTCCTACGGCTAAAGAGCCTAACTGGTCGTCATGGGCTAACGATATTCGCCTGATGAGGCAACTAGACGGGCATACCCACCAAGATATTTGCAGAATGTTTAAGTGGGCTAATCGTGACTCGTTCTGGTGTAGCAACGTGTTATCTCCCGCAAAGTTACGTGAGAAATGGGATACATTGAACATACAGAGCCAACAACCCAATCGAGGTAAGCGACAGGTTGATCCTGAACCAGCACAGAGCTGGAATACTCGTGAAGCATGGGAGAATGATTTTATATGAAGACTAATCTGGCTACTGCAATCGCTAATCGTGATGCAGGCGCATTGGCTAGAATGGCTCAGAGTAGCACCCCGCAAAAAGTTGTAAATAATCATGCTGAGCAACTAGTCGATGTATTATTCCGAAATCTGAAACAAATATTTCCAGCCTCAGTAAACACCATTTTCAAAAACGAGTCAGAGGAACTTACTGCAAAACGACAATGGATCGCCGCCTTTGCTGAAAATGGAATTACTACCAGAGAGCAACTTCAAAATGGCATGCGACACGCCAGAGCAAGTGATAACCCTTTCTGGCCTGCTGTTGGTCAATTTATCAAGTGGTGCAAGGAAGAGGATTATGTAGCTCTTGGTTTGCCTGACGAGGATCAGCTTTACGAACTCTATCGAGAATACTGCAAAATGCGTGGATGGCGTGAAATGAAATGGCCCTCAAACGCTTGCTACTGGATGGTTACCAAAATTTACTCTGAGATGCGAAGTAAAAGCCTAACAGATAGCGAGGTTAAAAAGCTTTGCGCCAAAGAGTTAAGAGCCATGACTGCAAGAATCAAATCAGGTGAAACTATTCCAGCGCCAGTGCTTCAAGTCGAACACAAGATCACACCAACAAGTCGTAATAAATCACTATCAATAATCGCCAATTTGAAGCAAAAGCACGGCTTCAGATAGTTAAAAGGAATTTAAAAATGATCAAACACAGATTTGGTAAACCTTATGTTAGACGTTTACGTCCTGATGATATCCCTGAATCAGAACAAGCTAAGTGGGCTATTAGCTATATAAATCATCCACAACACCACTTATCAACCACTAAAGCGTATTCGGTTTGCATGCATGGGTTTAAAGGTGTTTTTCAGGTGTGCCTATGCAAGAGATCACTAATGAAGTTAGTAAAAATGACGCAGAGTGAAGATTAACACGCAAGAGGATTTTTAGATGAATGAACACAGAAAGTTTATTTGAAAAATGTAAACGGCTCACAGAGGAAAACAGAGAGCTGAAAACAGACAGAATTATCTCAAGACAAAAAATATCAAACCAACGATTAGAAATCGAATCACTGCAGCGAGAACTGGAAATTAAAAACTTCGATGTTTCTTGCATCCCACCAATACAAATCACCCCACAAGTTACTGAATGGCTTCTTGAGTACGGAATGCCGTGGGAAGTGTTTTACTGTGACAAATGTAAAAGTTGGTTTACTGAGTTAGACACTTTATTCCCTTGGGGTATTGATAACAGTGGGTGCCAGTGTGATAAGCAAGAGGGTTTTTAGATGAACTTACTAACACATACCGTCACCAAGGTTTTAGGTGATCCGGTTCGTCACACTTACAAAAGCGATGATGGAACAGAAAATGAATATTACCTAACGCCAGTTGAGTGTGATTGCTGGGGTAATATTTCTAACACGAAAGTGATGACAAATACTCTTGAGCAAGCCAAGGCAATTAAAGTCGGCTACGAGTGGGAATCGTGAGGATTTTTAGATGGAATATTTACGAGATATTTTAGGCACATTGTTTTTCATGCTAGTACCGATTACTGGATTTTTATCTGTTGCATTCCTGATGTATCACGAAAAATCAGGTTGGGGATGGTTACTTTTAGCAGTGGTTGCCATATCAGGAAGTTTAAAAATTAGTTATGGCGATTAAGCGAGGTGTTGAGTGATGAAAGGAACAGAATTTAAAAAGTTGATGTGGCTCTACGCTGATGAGGCAATGATACGGAAACGTAGATATGTGAGAGGCGGGAAAAAGACAGCGGACCGCAATCGAAAAATGCACAAACCATATCGTTGTGAAAAGGTTATGAATCGCCTTTTAAGAATTGATTCTGATGCGTTTGTTAAAAGACTAAACCGAAAGGAGGCATCTAATGCAGGGAGCTAATTGGGTTAAGTGTAGTGAGACATTGCCAGAACTAGACGCGCCAGTATTTGCTGGATGGTTCAGAGGTAATGGAGAGTTTGTATACCACGTTTTCATGCGTTCTGATACATGTGGAGAAGGTTGGATTTGGTCGCGTTCTTACAGTCATTTTATCAGCGATAGTGATGAGTTTATTGAAGATGATAATTACCCAATAACGCACTGGATGCCTTTACTACTCCCACCAATGCCAGAGGGTGAATGATGAAGATAGTAAAATTACCAGTAGATAAAAAATTCCAATCCAACGGAGAGCTGGCTAAGCAAATAATTGAATTAATCCACGAATATGACGGTGAAATTAGCTTAGCTGAAGCAATAGGTGTTATTGAGATTGTTAAGTTAACGCTGGTTGGTGAACAGGAGAGCTAACAGTGAGTGACCCAATAACATTGATGTACAAAATCAGCATGAACCTATTTTGCGGATTAGGCTTTGCAATGGCATTTATCATGCTGAAGGTATTTGACGGGGATAATAACTGGTTCGTTATCATGATGAAGGTTATATCAGCAACAGCGATAATCCTCTGGTTAATATCTATGGCTTATATTTGTTTTTTCTTATTCAACAACGTGTTTCTAAAAAATTGAATAGGAGGCTAACTTGGAAGCAGATTTCCTCTTCCACGAATCAACCAAAAATACCGCATGGCAACACCTCAAAGAAGTTCTAGCAACAAACCAACCACACCGAATCATCATCAAGCCTTGGAAGTCCACACGCTCATTATCTCAGAATTCCACTTTTCATTTGTGGTGCGCAGAGATAAGCAAATATCTATGTAAAAACAACGCCAATTACACACCAGAAACCGTCAAGGAGATGCTTAAGCATACATTCCTAGGTTACGAGGTTGTCGATATGGTTGACGTTACTACACAGCTTACAGAGCGCGTAAGGACACTTCGGAAAACATCAAAACTTGATACAGGTGAAATGTTCCACTTCATGGAGCAGGTTGAACGCTGGGCGGTAGGTATAAATTGTTTCGTGACGATACCTGATAACAGTGAGTATATGAAATTGAAAAGGAAACAGGACGGATGACGCCAGAAGAAAAGTTAAAGCAATATGACGAGAAGTTAGAAGAGGCTCAGAAATTGGTTCGATTTATCGAAGAAAGTCGCCGTGAGCATATTAACCGCCATAACTTAAACAGGAAATAATTATGACTGACGAACAATACAAAAACTATGCAAATGTAATAGTAGCAGTTCGCGAATTTATATCATTCAACCATAAAACGATCTCATCAGTAGTTGGTTTGACACCTCACCGCTCAGGGACGGTTATCAGAAAACTACTTGAATTTAAATGTATCCGAGAGGTTAGTAGCGAAAGAGGGTCTGGTACCAAAATGATCCGCAACTACTCTGTTAGAGATGACGCAATTACTCGACTGAGAATGCAGTTTGAAAGAGAGCGCCGAGCCAATTTACCGGTTTTCCCTAAGGTTAAAAAGGCCGAGGAGACAGAGCCAAAACAGCTAAAACAACAAGATGATGACTTTAAATGCAGATTGACGTTTGTCGATAAAGCCAACATCTCAGGCATGGGTAATCCAATGTTGATGAAGTTTGATTCATTATTGAGTGGGGTGAGAGTGTGAAAACTAAGTCAACAAATATGGAGCTGGTTAAGTTTGAAAAGAATAGCTCTGTATTCACAAAAACGTATAGCGTTATTCATAATAACGGTAATACATGTTTAGAGCAGAAAATTCATTTGTCCATGGATGATTTCGGCAACTTTGATTTAAACGTTGAAATGGATGGATTCCCTCGCATTGATGATGAAACAGACGCTTTGCTCAAATACGGAGATTGGCTAGAGCGATTAGGTGTCGCTATTAGACGAGAAACTAAGCGGGCAGTAAAGAGGGGCGCTCAATGAACTGCCAACCATGCAATAGACCGCTAACAGATGAAGAAATTTACGTGTGTAGCAAGTGTGCTGATGAATACGCTCATTTGGAAGTGATGGATAAAATCAAAGGAGAGGGAGATGCAGAAACTAAGGCGACGGCGCTGTAAAATATGCCGAGAATGGTTTCACCCTAAATACAGCAATATTTGGTGGTGTTGTCCAGAACATGGAGCAGAACTGGCGATAAAGCGAAGAAACAAGGAGAAAGAAAAAGCATTAGCGAAACGTAAAAAGGAGCAAAGAGAAAAGGAAGCTAAAGCAAAAGACAAACTCAAAGCCCGCAAGTTAGCAGTAAAACCCCTCTCATATTTCAGACGACAAGCCCAAACAGCATTTAATCAATTTATCCGACTTAGAGATCGTAATGAGCCATGCATTAGCTGTGGTGAAACCAATCCGCCTAATCTCCATGGTGGTCAATGGGACTGCGGTCATTTTTTGTCTGTTGGCGCTCACCCTGAACTCCGATTTGAGGAGAAAAACGCATACAAACAATGCAAATCATGTAATGCAGGAGCCGGTAAATTCTCACATAAAAATGCCACCGTCACTCAGAAATACGAGCTGCGGCTGGTTGAAAGGTTTGGACAGGATTTGGTTGACTGGTTACGCGGCCCGCATGAGATACCGCACTGGAAGCGAGAGGATTATATCCGAATTCGCAATGAGTACAGAGCTAAAGTGAAGGAGCTGAAAGATGTTCACTGACTTAATCGCAGCTATTGAAGAGTGCCGATACCGAGCAGAGACAGAGGCGACAGGAAATAAGCCTAAGCGTTACTTATCTATAGTTCAGAAAAAGCATGGCTTCATGGAAGTTGTAGAAACGGGGTGGGCTAGAAGAGCAAACCTACCGATCATGTACTCAGTAGGTTGCGATAGATATCACACAGTATTACCGGAGGCGAGATGAACCTAGAAAGCGCTGTCAAATATCACTTCGCTAAAACTACATCAATATCAGATGCGCCTAGCTCAACATCGCCAGATAGATTAACCGGCACCGATGTCATGGGTGCCTTTGGATATTGTCAAAGTAAAGAGTCATTCGGCTTTTCTGCGTTCTCGGGAAAGATGGAGATAAGCCAGAATGACAAAGTGAAAGCGATACAACTTTTAACTCGGCATGCATTGAATCATTGCGACAAGGTTCCAGCCTTACGCAAGCTCGATATGAATGTTAAGCGAAAGGTAATGCAAATACTCGCAAAATTCGCTTATGCAGATTATTGCAGATCAGCATCGAGTGTTACTGAGTGCGTAAAGTGCAATGGATCAGGTTTTAAGGTAAAGGCGATTAAGGTTAAAAAAGTCTTTGGTAAAGAAGTTCGCATTATTGATGACACCGAGTCATGCGCTTGTGATAAGTGTAACGGTAAAGGTTATGTTTCTTGTGCGTGCAATGACTGTAAAGGGCGTGGTATGGCAATAGACAAAGAAACGCTAAGGTTAACCGGTGAAGCTGTAAGTATGCCTTGTAAGCGTTGTTCTGGTCGTGGTTACGAGCGAATACCTGCATCAAAGGCTTTTCAGGCTGTGTCTCATTTAGGGATTACGATTGATCAATGGAAGCGTTCAGTTAGTAAATTTTATGAGTCTTTAGCAGTTGAGTGTGAAAAAGGAGAAAGTAACGCAGATTACATACTAAAAAAGGTAACAAATTAAAAATGAATACTTCTAACGAATGAATTGACTTTTACACTTTTCTGTGTAAATATTGTTCTAACGATGGGTTATTGCCATTTCGTTAACGTTAAAAGAATTCAAGACCTCGCTTCGGCGGGGTTTTTTGTTACAGAAACAGTGCCCCTCATAACCTCTACGTAGAACGGAGAAATCTGGTTTGCGATACGTTTGGGGCTTTCGATGTACCATTATGGGGCTTGAAGACCACGCCACCCGCTCGCAGGCAATAGTTACTACCTGTCTAGTGGCTTGGTGTGGCAGCCTAATTTAGACAAAAGAAAATCCGCAACACCACATTACAGTTGATCTTTTGACTAAATACACCCTCTTCATTTTGGAGAGTTGTGTGATTAGGGACACCAGATATCCGTCGACCAAAACATCATCTGGTGTCACTTTCTATTTTAATTCCCTCGAATTCGGGGGAATAAGTTATTGATATTTATCCAGAGTGCTTATTTGCATTGTGGGTAATCCAACTCTCCGGAATTTCCGGATAGTTCACATGTTCGGTTATTCCGAACAACTCATTCATAAGATCGCCTAGGCGGTCTTTTTTCGTATATGCCGACCACAGAATCAATCACAACACCTCACGTTCACACAAGAGCTGTGAGTCGGCGTTCTATTAACTAATTCCTCCAGAAAGGAGGCGGTATGACACGAATGGACGAGAAAGACAAATTCAGTGCCACCGCATGGGGTGTCATATTCGCTATCTCCCTATACGGCGGATTGGCTAGATACATTATTGACAATAAACGTAATGGTTATCGGTGGAGCTGGGTAGGAGCAATTATGCAAATGTTCGTATCTGGCTTTGCTGGAATGATGGGCGGTCTTATATCAATAGAGCTTAACGCCTCATTCTACTACACGTTATTTACGGCTGGCTTATGTGGTTCCGCTGGCTCTTTAGCATTGGACTTCTTCTGGGATAAGTTTACAGGGGGTAAGAAGTGAGTAAGTTTAGATTAAGCAGACGTAGCGAAGAAAACCTCCGTGGCGTTCATCCTGATTTGGTTAAGGTGGTACATCGAGCATTAGAAATTACCGATATTGATTTTATGGTGATTGAAGGTAAGCGCAACGAAGCCAGACAGCGACAATTAGTTGCAAGTGGCAAAAGCCAAACGATGAATAGTCGTCACTTAACCGGCCGCGCTGTTGATTGTGCTCCGCTGGTAAATAATCAGATCCCTTGGAACGATTGGTCATACTTTAAAAAGGTAGCTGATGCCATGATGCAAGCAGCGAAAGAGTTAGGTGTCGATATCGAATGGGGCGGTAACTGGAAAACATTTAAAGATGGCCCTCACTTCCAATTAACTCATAAGACATATCCAGCATGAGTAAAAAACTGTTAATTGCCTGTGCTGTGATGATGACATTGTTATTTATCATGACTCGATGGCAGGCAGGGAAAATTGATGAACTGAAAGAATCAAACCAATCACTCACCGTGCAACTCTCACAACAAGTCGAAATCAACAAAGACTATCAAGCCCGTATCACTCGATTAAATCAACTCGATATTAAATACACTCAGGAGTTAGCCAGTGCAAAGAATGAAATCAACACTCTTCGTGATGCTGTTAACTCTGGTAATAAGCGGGTGTACGTCAAAGCAGAGTGTCCAACAGTCACCAAGAATCCCACCGAAAGCGGAAGCGATGAAACCACCGCACGACTTAACAAAGCAGTTGAACAAGATTATCTACGTCTCAGAGAAATGATAGTCGAGAACGAACAGCAAACGTTGTATTTGCAGGATTACATTAAAACGGAGTGTTTACGCTAATGGCTAGACTATTTGTAATATTCATAGATTGTGTTATTGCCAGCTCGTTTTATTTTGGACTCACTCTAGGCAATGATGGGTTGATTAATGTGGGTTATTTTGCAGGATGGTTATTTGCCTCAATAAATATTATTGGCGGTTTTGTAGGGAAAGACGAAATAGCTAAACATTACACACATCAACACTTCGTGTGGCGAGCATATGATGCGGTTCTGAGCTCAATCTATGTCATATTTGCCGCTTATTCTGGATGGTTTGTATTAGCATCTTTTTTTGCTGTTGGAGCTATGATTAAGGCGGAAATAAACGGGAAGATAGAAAAAGATTTACTAAAAAACCAAGAAGAAAGCAATACGGGAAATTGAACAACAACGAGCCTATAAGTGATTAAGGGCTTTTTAATGGAGAAATATCATGGCAGTAGAAGGTTCAGATAATCCAGTTAAATTCCGTGAAGAGCTGGATAAAAGCATTCCAAAAGAATAACCCCGACAAGGTTAGATAAGTCGTTTATCCATTAAGGAGAGTGATCATATCTTGACTGCTAGGAACAGACTAGAAGTGACCAAAGTAACGTAGTGATACGTGATGATGGTTGCGATTAACTTCACACAGGAACATCAAATGACAGAAATTACAGCACAGAATCAAATGCGCTTAGAGCTATTGCGGTTAGTTGGTAATGATACCGCAGCGGCTCAAGCGGCTATCGAGTTCGTAAAAGACGATGCGCTCAAGTTTGAGTTATTCAAAGACGCATATAAGCAGTGCCAGACTGAAAGTGAGTTTGTATCACGATCACAGAAAGCGGCGCGAGAAGCTCAAGAAGCACTAGACCTATTCATGCAATAGTTAATTACACAGCTCATTTACGAGTGGGCTGGATAATTGATTAAAGGGGGATATATGAAATTACATAAAAAAATAAAAGTCCCCATATACGGACTTAACATTCATATCTGCGCTACCGAGGGTGTTGCAGGCAGTATCTATGGTTCAGGCATACATACCCCATCAAATATGGGGCAGGTTGTTCAGATTGAAAATACAAAAACTGGCGAGATGATAATCCTCATTAGCTTTAAAGATGTCGATTGTTTTAATGCTGATGTTGTATCTCATGAGTCAGTGCATGCCGCATGGAAGGTGTTAGAAATAGTTGGCATCAAAGTAGATTACGAAAATCATGAGGCATTGGCGTATCTAACTGGTTGGATTGCTAATGAGATAAATAAGTTTTATTACAAAATTAGTGCTAATGATTAGGTGGATATATGGCAGCACCAAAAGGAAATAGATTCTGGGAGGCTAGAAGTAGTCACGGAAGAAAACCCATATTCGAGTCTCCTGATGATTTATGGAACGCTTGTTGCGAATACTTCGAGTGGGTTGAGGATAACCCCCTGTATGAAACCAAGGCGTTTGCATTCCAAGGGGCAGTGACTAAAGAAACATTGCCTAAAATGCGAGCTATGACGCTATCAGGTCTTTGCTTGTTCTTGGATATACATGAGGACACATGGCGACTGTATCGAGCCAGAGAAGATTTTATCGAGGTCACTACGCGAGCTGAGAAAGTTATCTACGATCAGAAATTCTCAGGCGCAGCCGCTGACTTGCTGAATGCAAATATTATTGCTCGTGATTTAGGTCTCAAAGACAGACAAGAGGTCGAGGATGTAACTCCAGATAAGGGAGACCGTGACAAGCGACGCTCTCGAATTAAGGAGTTATTCAACCGTGGAAAATCTGGATCAGATACTTGATAACCTGAGCGACGACGAACAATACGAATTGCTTGAGTTATTGGAAGAAGAGGAAGAGTACAGGAAAACGCACCGCTTATTTGAATACTCTCCCTATGACAAGCAAAGAGAATTTATTGACTCTGGGAATGATTACCCTGAGCGCTGCTTTATGGCTGGAAACCAACTAGGCAAATCATTCACTGGTGGAGCCGAAGTTGCTTTTCATCTTACTGGTCGCTACCCAGGAACAAAAGGTTATCCAGATGATGGGCTGTATGGAAAAGAATGGGAAGGGAAGAGATTCTATGAGCCAGTTATATTCTGGGTTGGTGGCGAGACTAATGAGACAGTTACGAAGACGACGCAGCGCATTCTATGTGGTCGCATCGAAGAGAATGATGATCCTGGTTATGGAGCAATCCCGAAAGAGGACATTATTAGCTGGAAGAAGTCGCCTTTCTTCCCGAACTTAGTCGACCACCTTCTTGTTAGACATCACACGGAAGATGGGATTGAAGATGGTATGTCCATATGCTACTTCAAGCCATATTCTCAAGGTCGAGCACGATGGCAAGGTGATTCTGTTCATGGGGTGTGGTTCGATGAGGAGCCGCCATACAGTATTTATAGCGAGGGTTTAACTAGAACCAACAAATATGGTCAGTTCTCTATCCTAACATTCACACCGCTGATGGGTATGTCTGATGTCGTAACAAAATTTCTAAAGAACCCGAGTAAGGCACAGAAGGTAGTCAACATGACTATCTATGATGCTGATCACTACACCGAGGAAGAGAAAGAACGGATTGTTGCTTCATATCCTGAACATGAAAGGGAGGCTCGTGCTCGTGGTATTCCAACAATGGGTAGCGGTCGAATTTACCAAATACCCGAAGAGTCTATTAAGTGCCAGCCTTTCGAATGCCCTGATCACTTTTACATTATCGATGGTCAGGATTTCGGCTGGAATCACCCGCAGGCTCATATCCAGTTATGGTGGGATAAAGATGAGGGTGTTTTTTATCTTGCTAGAGTGTGGAAGAAATCAGAAAACACAGCAGTTCAAGCGTGGGGTGCTGTTAAGTCATGGGCTAATAAAGTTCCTGTAGCATGGCCTCATGATGGTCATCAGCACGAGAAAGGCGGTGGTGAGCAGCTAAAAACTCAGTATGCAGATGCTGGATTCTTGATGCTGAAGGAGCACGCTACATTTGCGGAGGGTGGTAACTCAGTAGAGTCCGGTATTAATGAATTACGTGATCTGATGCTTGATAACAGATTTAGAGTATTTAATACCTGTGAGCCATTCTTTGAAGAGTTCAGACTATATCACCGTGACGAAAACGGGAAGATAGTCAAAACAAACGATGATGTGCTTGATGCTGTTCGCTATGCCTACATGATGAGGCGCTTCGCTAAGCAGTTGCGTGATATCAAAAAGCCTAAAGAAAAGAGAATTCCCGCCCCAATTAGACCTATTAGGAGATAGAGATGGTCGATAGAAACGAGCGGCTTGAGAAAATACTTCGCAAATTCGACCTCGATTACTCTGCATCTGAAAATGCCAGAACGGAGGCGAGAAACGATTTATTCTTTAGTCGCGTTAGTCAGTGGGACGACTGGCTGGAAAACTATGTCACATTGCAATATCGCGGTCAGTTTGACGTAGTGCGCCCAATGGTTCGTAAACTCGTCGCTGAGATGCGCAAGAATCCTATTGAGGTTCAGTATCGACCGAAGGATAACGCGCCAGCCGATGCCGCTGATATTCTTATGGGCATGTATCGAACTGACATGCGAAACAATAGCTCAAAGATTGCCGTTAATGTGGCAGTAAGAGAGCAAATCGAGTGTGGTTACGGTGCTTGGCGACTCGTTACTGAGTATGAGGACGATAACCCAACTAGTAATAATCAGATTATCCGACGCGTTCCAATGCATGAGTCTTGCACTCACGTTATCTGGGATTGTAATGCTAAGGCAATGGATAAGTCGGACGCTAAGAATTGCACGATCATTCACGCAATGAATATTAATGGATGGGAAGCGTTCGCTGATCAGTACGGGTTAGATCCTAGCATTCAACCATCATTCCAATCACCGAACAATGACTTACTTTTCACTTGGTCGAATGGAAAGACAATTCATGTTGCTGAGTATTACGAAGTTGAGGAAAAGAGGGAGTTAGTATTTGTCTATCGTGATCCGCTAACTAATGACCTTCAAACTTATTCAGCAAAAGAAGCGAAAGAAAAGATTGATGAACTTGCTGATGCTGGTTATGAAAAAGTAGGCGAGCGTAAAGTTAAAAAGCGCAGAGTCTATAAATCAATCATCACTAGCACAGGTATTCTGAAAGATAGAATGCCGATAGCTGGCGAGCATATTCCAATTGTTCCCGTGTATGGTGAGTGGTCATTCTTTGATGATAACGAGCTATACGAAGGTGTGGTTAGGTTATCAAAGGATGCTCAACGACTACGCAACTTTATCTTATCCAAGTCTGCTGACACGGCCGCTAAATCGCCTAAGAAAAAGCCTTTCTTTCACCCTGAGCAAATAGCAGGGTATGAGCACATGTATAGCGGTGAGGACGATTATCCTTACTATCTACTCAACCGTACTGATGAGAACAATGCTGACCTGCCTCCTTCGCCCGTTGCTTATATGGAGAATGCCGAGGTTTCACAGGCTGATGCATTGCTACTAGAAGTGGCAACGGAAGCAGCTAAATCAACCGCTCGTGTCGGTGTCGATACTGAGGCAGCTAATGGTCAAGTGGCGTTCGATACCGTCAATCAACTCAATAGTCGCATCGATCTAGAAACGTATGTGTTTCAGGATAACTTAGCCATAGCAATGCGCCGTGATGGTGAAATTTACGCGTCAATCGCGGCTGAGATATACGACACTAATCGAACAGTAACAACAACCGCAGAGGATGGTGGTGAGAATCAGATTGAGCTAATGCAGGAAGAATTAGATTTCCGCAAAGGTGAAATGATTGTTCGCAATGATATCCGAGGCAAGTACGAAACATTTACTGATGTAGGACCATCTTTCCAATCGCAAAAAGATGCTGCTAGAGCTGAGATAGGCGAGCTTATCACCAAGGTTCCAGTAGAACATCCAATGTGGAATGTCATGATGCTGACATATGCAAACATGATGGAAGGTAAGGGCGTTGAATACATCAGAGATTACGCCAACAAGGAATTGATTGTTAATGGCCTGAAGAAACCAGAGACCGAGGAAGAGCAACAATGGTTGATGGAAGCTCAGCAAGCAGCACAAAGCAATCAAGATCCAATGATGGTAGCAGCACAAGCCGAGCAGAAGAAAGCAGAAGCCGAACTGGTTAACGCGCAGAATCGCATGGCTGAAACACAAATCAAAGCATTTACCGCTCAGAATAATGCGCTTGAATCACAGGCAAACACTACATTGACCTTAGCTAAGGCTGAGGACTTGAAGCAAGGCGCAGTGATGCAAGCAATTAAACTTCTGAGCGAGGTTGCACAACAGCAACAACAAAATATTCCTACCGACAATAACGTCGAGAACAATCCTCAATCCATGTAAGAGAGTTAAATATCATGAGTACAACCACCGAAATTCAGAATAACTCTGAAGAATTAAACCTGTCCGACGATCAGGCGGCGGCATCCGTAGAAAGTCAGTCTGCTGGAAATGCCAACTCAGCAGCAGGACAGGAGGAAGGCTTCGAGATTGTCCTGAAAGACGATGAGAAACCACAGGAAGGAAAACCAAGCAATAATGCTATCCAAGCAGCGAAACGCATAGCTCGTAAACGTCAGCGAGAAATTGAGCAACAGATAGCAGCAATTGAAAATGGCGAACTTCCTGAAAACTTGCGGGTAAATCCTGAGCTACCAGAAATGCCTAAACTGGATGATTTTTTATCTGATGAGGCACTTAGTAAATATGACTATGACACGCATAAGGCTAACGCTGCGTTTCAGGCTGAGTTGCTGAAATGGCAAAACAAGGCTTTAGATGCAAGAAGTAAAGCTGTGGCGGATCAGGGTCGTAAAACTCAGGAATACACACAGCAAGGTCAACAAATCGCTAATGCAATCAAGGCTCATTATGATGCGGCTGAGAAGTTAAATCTGCCTGACTATCAGGAAAAGGAAGATTCAGCGTTGCAAGTGTTACCTCAAGGTGTTTATGAGGGTATCGCGCAGAACTTTCCCGAAAAATCAGCCGCTATCATTTACTACCTAGGTGCAAACCCTGAAAAAGCACAAGATCTATTTAGCAAAAATCCAGTTCAAGTCACTATCGAACTCACTCGATTAGCTGATCGTTTAACTCTCAATCCTCGCGGTACACAACGTTCATCTGCACCACCCGCTGACGAGCCTATTAGCGGTGATGTTACGGCGGCAAATGTCGCGGCATTACAAAAGCAAATGGATGATGCAGCAAGTAAAGGTGATGTTCAAAAGTACCGCGCAATCAAGGCTAAATTACAAGGAATAAAATAATGGCTTTAAATGAAGGTCAAATTATCACCTATATGGTGGATGAAGTAGTAAACACTATCGAAAATAACTGTCCAATGGCTCAGCGTGTAGGTAAATACACGCCTCCAGCTGGTGAAATGCAACGCTCTCAAAATACATTCTGGATGCCAGTAGAGCAAGAAGCTCCAACACAGCCGGGTTGGGATTTAACAGATAAAGCAACAGGCATCTTGGAGCTCTCTGTCAAATGTAACATGGGCGTTCCAGATAATGACTTCTTTGGTTTGCGTGCCGACGATGTGCGAGATGAGACATCTATACGTCGTCGTATCCGCGCATCAGGCCTTAAGCTGGCAAATAACGTCGAAACATCCATTGCTAAACAGGCAGCTGAAACTGCCTCATTAGTTATTGCTGATGCTGGTGATTTATCTAACGGTGCGGATTCTTGGGGTTTTGTATCGCAGGCTGAATCTCTTATCTTCTCTCGTGAATTAAACCGCAATGAAGGATTGAGTTACTTCTTTAACCCTGATGATTATCTCAAAGCTGGTTATAACTTGGTTGGCAAGGATCTGTATGGCCGTATTCAAGAGGAAGCGTACAAATCAGGAACCATTCAAAAGCAAGTTGCAGGATTTGAAGATGTTCTTCGCTCACCTAAGCTTCCAACACTGTTAGCAGGAACAGCAACGGGTGTTACTGTCGATGGTGCGCAGAAGTTCAAGCCTGAAGCATGGAAAGAAGATGTTGACGGAAATCGTGAAAACGTTGATAACCGCACAGCAGTAGTTAAAGTTAGTGACGGTTCAGCATTTAAACGCGGTGATAAGATCAGTTTTGCTGGTGTTAAGTTCATCTCGCAAATGGCGAAAGACTTACTTACTCAGGATGCAACATTTGCTGTTGTTGGTGTTGAAGGTAACAACATTACTATTATGCCTAAGCCGATTGCACTTGATGATGCAGATTTAAAACCAGAACAACGTGCATACGCCAACGTGAATACATCTCTTGCAAATGGCGCTGCAATTAATGTTCTTAACGTGAAAACGTCTAAGACAAACATCTTCTGGGCTGATGATTCAATTACTCTGCTATCCCAACCTATCCCGCTTAACCATGCGCTGTTTAGTGGCATGAAGACAGAGGCATTTAACATTCCTTCTGTTGGTTTAAATGGCGTTGTTGCATATCAGGGTGATATCTCAACACTGGAAGGTAAATGTCGTATTGCGGTTTGGTACTCAGCATGTACCAAACGACCTGAAGCAGTTGGTGTTGGGCTGACAGGTCAAAAATAAATCCTCGTTGTTATTCGGGAGCTTCGGCTCCCTTTTTTATTGGAGATACCCATGTTCGTTAAAAAGCAATTGCCATCTTTGCCAGCTACTTATATTCAGGCAGGTAGTTTCCGTAGCGATAAGGATAAAGAAGGATACGCCAGTCAAATTTTTATTGATGGTGAGGCATTTAACTTGGCTGATGGCGAGTTGGTGTATTTACTGACTGATAATGGGGTAATTATTGATTCAGTAATGGGGGTAAGAAAATGAAAACGATGCTTTATAAAGCTAATGGTGATGTGAAAGTTTGGGGTATGAACCTTCAAATTATTACTGTCAACGATGATGAACTTGAAAGTTATTTGAAAGATGGCTGGTGTAAAAATCCAAACGACACCAAGAAGAAGAATGAAGATAAACCCGCTACCAAGAAAAAGGCGGTGAAAGATGCAGATAACAACGAAGGGTGAGTTAGTTGTAGCGGCGTTACGTAAGTTAGGCGTTGCTTCCGATGCCACATTAACCGATATAGAGCCTCAGTCATTAGAAGATGGCGTGGTTGATTTAGAGTCAATGATGTATGAATGGTTTGAAGATGGTGCAGGAATTCACACAGGTTATAAGTTCGCTGATGAAGATACACCTATTGACCAAGGTGATGAGCACGGTCTGCATAAGCAAGCCATCAATGCAGTTGTCTACAACTTAGCTACTCGCATTGCACCTGATTACCAAATTGCCCCGCTTGATAAGGTCATTACAACTGCTAGATATGGCAAAGAAAGACTCATGCGAAGCTGTGCTTTAAAGAGAGCTAAAAATGCCAGATCTCATCATCCAGATGGTTTCCCTATTGGCTCAGGTAATCGATTATTAACGATGACTGGTCAGCGATACTTCCACAGGAGAAAACCAAATGCCAAGGATCCAGATACCTCTTGCTAGAGGTTTGCGAAAAGACCCGCACACAGCAGATTACATTGACGGCCTTCCGGTTAATATGTTGGCCACACCGAAAGAAGTATTGAATGCGTCCGGTTATTTGCGTTCGTTTCCTGCACTAGAAAAACGTCATAGTGTTGATGGTGTATCTCGTGGTGTTCAGTACAACACGAAAAACAACATGGTCTATCGCGTGTGTGGAAATAAGCTTTATCGTGGAAAGAATGCCATTGCTGACATTCAAGGTAAAGACAGGGTGACTATGGCTCACTCTGGTTACAGTCAAGCGGTGGCGTCAGGCGGTAAATTAAAACTCTATCGCTATGACGGTGAGGTTAAAGAATTATCTAACTGGCCTGAGGAAAAGGTAATTACCGAAGGCTATAAACGCGACGTTAAAAAATGGACTCACAAAGACGGCAATGATGATTTTGTGCCACTCACAAAGGGTGATCTGGATGGGTTCTTAACGTTAAAAATCACGCCTAAAACTTCTGATGGTAAAACCGGTAATGAGATGCTTATCACTGAGCAAATGGTAGGCGTTAAATTATCTCAGCAGGAAGAAGATGATAAGCCTTATCTTACTGATGTTCTGGTAGAAGGTGTTAAGCGCGCAGGTGGTAAAATTACAGTCACGTATAAAATGAACCTTGCCAAATCTAGCGAGCAAACAGCTAAAGATGTTACTGAGTTTTTGATGACTCAGGAAGTATTAGAGGTAGTCGAAAAATATACTCAATACGAATTAGGTGATGTTGTTGATGTTGCTCGTAATCGTGGTCGTTATATTTGGCTACAGAAAGGCGGTGAAAGGTTCGGTGTTACCGATTTAGATGATGAGTCAAAGCCTGATAAATTCCGTCCATTTTACACTGCTGAATCTCAACCTGACGGCATCATTGCTATCGATTCTTGGCGTGATATGGTTCTTTGCTTTGGTTCGTCAACTATCGAATACTTTACCATTACCGGATCAACAAACGCGTCACAAGTAATATATGCGCCACAACCATCTTATTTTGTTCAGATGGGCATTGCTGGTCGTGATGCTAAGTGTAAGTTTGGAGAATCATTCGCATTCATCAGTAACCCTGCAAACGGCGCGCCTTCTATTTATATTCTTGGTGCTGGAACGGCTAGCCAAATTTCCACAGCAAGTATTGATAAGATCATTCGTAGCTATACGTCATACGAGTTATCACATGCGGTTCTTGAGGCTATTCGCTTTGATGGTCATGAGTTACTCATTGTTCACTTACAGCGCCATACACTTTGCTTTGATGCAGCAGGAAGCCAGCAATATCCGCAGTGGTGCATTCTAAAGTCTGGACTGTATGAAGAAACCTATCGTGCAATTGATTTTATGTACGAAGGTAATCAGATCACTGTCGCGGATAAGAATGAGGGAGTTATTGGTAATCTTGCTTTCAATAAATCATCTCAGTACGACAAGCAGGTGGAGCATATCTTATATACGCCCATGGCTAAATCCGATAACGCAAGGGTGTTCGATTTAGAGCTTGAGGCATCAACAGGCGTCGCTCAAATTGCTGATCGTTTATTTTTGTCGGCAACGGCTGATGGCATTAATTTTGGTCGAGAGCAAATGATTGAACAGAACTCACCATTCCAATATGACCGCCGTGTTTTGTGGCGAAGAGTAGGAAGAGTGAGGAAGAATATAGGATTTAAGGTTCGCGTTATCACTAAGTCACCTGTAACACTGAGCGATCTATCTATGAGGGTTGAATAATGGCAAATGAAAACCTTTCTAAGCCAATAGAAATCCAATCCGCTTATATTATTCCAGACATACTGCCTTCTAACTTTAGCGAAGCCTATCGACGTATAGTGTTGAGTGGCGCTGATGATATGGCAAAGGTGGCTGGTCGTGCAAATGAGGCTGGCGTAGAAGCGCTCGATGCTCAAGTTAAAAATGATGAACAAGACATTATTCTAGATGATCATGAGGAAAGACTTGGTGATGCTGAGCAGACTATTATTCTACATGGCAATCAATTAGCAAATCATGAAGAGCGGATAACGAAAACGGAAGAGGATTTATCTAAGTTAGAGGTAAGAGTCCTTAATGTTGAGCAAGACATTGATGGGCTGAAAATAAAGATACAAGACCTCGATGGTCAAATATCTGAAATCAAAGTTGATTACGTTTCTCTCAGTAAAACAGAAAAACAAAAGCTTTTATCGCCCATCGATGTTTCAACATCCTACTCAGTAAACGGAACTAAAGTTGTTGGCTCTCGTGTTACTGGCTTTACATCAGCAACGGGTACGGAATTTAAGGGTTCGTTTAACGCTAACCAATCCTACTCATTCAGTGCTGATTACACTCAATCAGAAATGCAAACCCTAGCAAATGGGTTAATTGAGGCTAGACAGAGAATCAAGGCGCTTGAAGATGCACTTCGCTCACACGGATTAATAGACTAATGGAAATTAAAATTATTGATAATCCTATTCGACTATCTGAGTTTTTAAATGATAAGTCGAACACGGGAAATATCGTTGATAGTAATGATCAGTATTTCATTAAACCTGATGCGCTTTACTTAGGTATTTATGAAGGAGTTCTGTTGGTTGGTGTTTTCGAGGTGCGTAACTTCTGGCATACAGTTGTTGAGTGTCACGCCATATTTGATACTGGATTCCGTGGCAAGTACGCCTTTGATGCACACAAATTATTCTGCAAGTGGTTACTGGAAAATAGTCAATTCACTAACTCGGTAACTATGGTTCCTGATACCACAAAATATGGTCGCGTTATTGTGAAAATGCTTGGTGCTACTCGTGTCGGTCATTTAGATGATGCATACATTAGTAACGGTAAGCCTGTTGGTATAACGATGTATCAATTAAAACGCTCTCAATATGAGGAGTTATTGAAATGTCAATAATCAGATGGATTGAAAATAAAACGCTACCAATGTCAGGTCTGATGAAAGGTGGTGGTGATGGTGGTGCAGGTGCTCAAGCTGATGCGACTCGTGAAGCTACAGCGTTACAGCGTGAAATATGGCAAACCACCATGAATAACTTGGCGCCTTTTACACCTATGGCGCAACAGTACGTTGGACAAATGCAAAATCTGTCAACATTAGAGGGGCAAGGGAACGCACTAAACCAATACTACAATTCTCAACAGTTTAATGATTTAGCAAACCAAGCCAGATACCAGCAGTTAGCAGGTGCAGAAGCTATGGGTGGACTTGGTTCCACTGCGACAAGCAATCAACTCGCTTCTATTGCGCCAATGTTAGGACAAAGCTGGCTTTCTGACCAAATGAACAACTATCAGAATTTGGCGAATATTGGTCTAGGAGCATTACAAGGTCAGGCAAACGCAGGTCAGAGTTACGCCAATAATACAGGGCAGTTACTACAACAGAATGCAGCAGCTCAAGCGGCTATGGCTAACCGCCCTTCATCTATGCAACAAGGGATTATGGGTGGATTAGGTGGTGCTATGGCAGGTGCTCAGATAGGAACAATGTTTGGAGGCCCCGGAATAGGAACGGCGATAGGTGGTGGCCTTGGTGTTCTTGGTTCATTATTTTAAGGTGATGATATGGCTACATGGAACCAGCAAGGATCAGGGGGATTTCTTGGCGGTATTGGTTTAAATAATACTAACGCCCCCAAAGCAAGTGACGCAAACGCAACTCTTGCTATGATCCGAGAAAATAATGACCTACAACGGTCTGGAGCTAATAACATCGGATTGCAGTTAGCTCAAGGGCTTGGTGGACTTGGTGAAATGTATAAGCAACAGCAAGCTCAGCAAAGAGATAAAGAATTCCAATCTTTGTGGGGTAAGGCGTATGCATCTGGAGATAGAGACGCCATGAGGCAGTTAATGGCTACATATCCAGATCAGGCCGAGAAAATAACCTCGGGTATGCAAGGAATATCAGAGGATGTCAGGGAATCTTTAGGAAACATAGCATCTGGCTACCGGATGGCTATTAATAGTGGTAATGCTACTGATTACATCCGTAAAAACGCTGATGAGTTAAGACGATTAGGTATTGACCCACAGCAGGCTCTGGCTATGGCAAATGAAAACCCCAAAGGGGCTATAGAGTTAGCTGACCATATCGGCATGTCTGCATTAGGCCCTGATAAGTATTTTGATATTCAGGATAAAATCGAAGGTCGTTCTATTGATAGAGATAAACTTTCCGAGACAGTGCGTAGTAATCAAGCCAGTGAAGCGTTGACACGAGAAGGTCATCAAATACAAATTAGAGGACAAAATATATCAAGAGCTAATGCCTTAACCTCTGCTTACGCACCAACATCCGCAATGCAAAATTATTCTCAATATGCACAAATGTTAAAAACCGATCCAGAAGGCGCCAAAGAATTTGCTCAAGCCGCTGGAATTAAACCATCAGAAAGAAAATTATTTAAGGTTGAGGAAGCGCCTGATGGCGGAATAATTAAATATTATTCAAATGGTGATGAGGAAAGGGGTTCAATAAATCAACCAGTTAAAATGGATGGAATGGGTCAGCCAATATCAATAAATCAAGCTAATAGAATAATGGAAAAATCGACTGGTGAGCAAAGAAAGGCTGCAGGTTTTGCTTTTAGAGTTAGAAATGGTATCGATACGGCGAATGCGCTTGTTGAATCTGGCAAGGTTTCCCCACAAAGGGCTGCTGCAATAAATTCAGCTTTAAGGGATGGAACATTTGCCAGAATGGCGTTATCTGGTGATGAGCAGTCGTATATAGCATCAATGCAGGATGCAGTTCTAGCAATTCTTCGTAAGGAGTCAGGCGCCGCCATCCCTGATTTTGAAATGGAGCGTTACTTTAGAACATATACTCCACAATTAGGTGATGAAAAGGCTGCTGTAAAAACAAAATCCAGACTTCTTGAAAACCAATTCAAAGCGATTAGAGCTGAATCAGGAAAAGCATTTGATGCCATGATGGTTATTAATTCTGGATATGATGCGCCACCTAATCAGCAAATTAATGATAATCAGCAAAATATAAATCAAGGAGCGCGACAAGCCCCTCAAGCGGCGATCCAAGCATTAAAGCAAGATCCATCATTAGCACCTCAATTCAAAGCTAAATACGGATATCTACCATAGGATAATTGCATGGCTAATTTCTTTGATCAATTTGATGAGCAAAAATTACCTAATGGTATGATTGAGAAAGGTAATATTGATATTCATAATCGGCCAGTGGTGAAAAATGAAGACGGTAGCATAAGTACCGTTAGGAGTTTGTCGGCAAACATTGATGGAATGGAGGTATTAATACCCACAGTTAGTGATGATGGCAGGATCATGTCTGACGACGAAGCTATTGATAACTACCTAAGAACAGGTAAGCACTTAGGTATGTTTTCAACACCAGAAGACGCTACAGCTTATGCCGAAAGCTTACATAATCAACAAGCAGAAGAATACCTACCGCAAGAAAGGAATTTTTTTGATCAGTTCGACGCATCGGCACAACAAGAACAAGGCCCTCAACCAGCACAGCCAGAAAATAGTTATATCTCCGGCATGAAGCAAACCAACCAGAATCTTTCTCAAGGGTTACAGCAATCGTCTGAGGACGCTAAAAGTTTCCGTGAAAACGTAATAGATGCCTTCACTGGTGAAAGCAAGATGACTCCTGAAGTCCAAGGGCTAGAGGGGATCATGTCTTCGCCAGAAATGAATGCATTCAATACTGACGCAATGAAAGCGGCTTTGGTACAAATGTTCGGCAACGACAACGACTTTGTAAAAGTGATCGGGAATATGGGGGGTAAGGTATCTCAAGATGAAAAGGGAAATTTACTGGTTGATTTTCCGTCCGGCCGATATGCATTAAACAAGCCTGGCCTATCAGCTGAAGACATCATGCCGTTTATCGCGAACGCGGCAGCATTTACTCCAGCGGGGAGAGCATCAACTGTATTAGGCGCTACTGCAAAATCAGCAGGAACAGATTTAGCACTACAATCGTCCGTTAATATGGCGGGCGGTGGTGATATTAACCCACTACAAACAGCATTATCAGCAGGGCTTGGAGGTGGATTTAAAGCGGCAGAGAAGCTTATTAATAGTGGTTATCGGGTAGCAACCGGTAAGCCAACTCAAGAGGCGTCTGAACTGTCAGAATTCGCTAAGCAGAATAATGTTCCTTTATACACAACTGACGTTGTACCTCCGCAATCAAAAACCGGAAGGTTAGCTCAAGGGGCCGCTGAGAATATTCCTTTTGCTGGTACGGCAGGTTTGCGTTCAAATCAACAAGAGGCGAGGAGTAAACTTGTTCGAGATTTCGCAGACAGGTTTGGAGAGTACGATCCTAGCCAAGTTGTTGAGAGTTTAAAGCGAAAAACATCAACAATAAAACAGGCGGCTGGTGAAAGACTGGAATCAATACAGAATGCGTTATCTGGTGTGCCTATCATACCTAACCGAGCAATAAATCAGATTGATAGCGAAATAGCTAAATTATCTAAACTTGGGGAGGTTGCTGACACACAGACCATCTCAAAATTGCAGTCTTACAGGAATGAGCTTGCATCCGGTAACGTTGATATTTCTCAATTAAGAGACTTAAGGACTCAATTTAGACAAGACGTTAAGGGTGAAAGAATGGCTATGCCTAATCGCTCTGACGCTGCGATAAATAGAGTTTATAAAGCCATGTCTGATGATGCTAGTGATGCAATATCATCAAACTTAGGCGCTGATGCTTTACGCAAATATAACCAAGCCAATGCTATCTATGCAGATGAAGCAAATAAAATATTAAATACTCGATTGAAGAACATCTTAACCAAAGGTGATTTAACTCCAGAGGTGGTTAACAATATTTTATTTAGTAAAAACAAATCTGAAATTAGGAGTTTATATAACTCAGTTGACACTCGTGGTCGCGCTCAAATGAGGAATGCCATTATTGGTAAGGCGATTGAGAAAGCCGGTGACTCTCCAGATCAGTTCTTGAGGCAACTAAATATCATGTCAAACCAAACAGGGATAGCATTTAGAGGTCAAGATGCTATTTATATAAATGGCTTGAAGAAGTATTTAGAAGCGACCAAACAAGCCGCAAAATCTGGCGTCACAACGCCGACTGGTCAGCAAGCAATTCCGTTCATACTTGGCCTAGGCGCAGCCATAAAACCATCAACCGCAATTGGTGCTGGAACTTATGGTGCACTAGCTCGCATTTATGAAAGTAAACCAGTTAGAGAGGCGGTGATGAGATTAGCAGGAACTCCAGCAGGAACAAGTAAGTTCGAAAAGGCAGTATCTACAATCTCACAAAGTTTAAGTGCTGGTTCGCAGGCTGAATTACGAGACTGATCGCTTCATATATCTATTCATTACAATATAATATAAATAATAAATTTTATTTACGTTGGGATTGTGATGAATAGAAGGCAATTAATATCTAAATTATTTACAGGAACTTTAACCTCTTTGTTTGGGGTTAAAGCGTTCGGTTATTTAAAGGAAAAAGAAATGATTCCAAATATTGTCGTCAGCATGCCGTCACAATTATTTACTCTCGCTAGGAAGTTCCAAGCGGCGAGCAATGGTAAGATTTTTATTGGTAAAATAGATACTGATCCAACACTGCCTGAAAATCAAATTCAGGTTTATGTTGAGAAAGAAAATGGCGGTTTACTTAAAGCCACTCAACCAATCTCCATAAATCAAGCTGGTTTTCCTGTTTACAATGGACAAATTGCTAAATTTGTGACAGTTGAAGGTCACAGCATGGCTGTCTATGACAGCTACGGAGCACAGCAATTCTATTATCCTAATGTGCTGAAGTATGACCCTGATCAGTTTGAAAAGAGATTTAGGGACGAGCTGAGCTCAGGTTCAGGTGCTGAAATTATAGGATCGCATGATGGAAATCTTCAAGAAGTTTTAACTGAGTGTAAAGAAAAAATACAGACTAATGAACATATAGCTTTATCTGCAAACTCACTTTATCCTCAGCCTACAATGTCATTTTCAAATAGAAAAATGGCTATTGAGGTGATTAATTCAGACCCGCTATCTGGAAGCGGGTACATAAATACATACAGAAAAACAAAAAATGGTTGGTGGGTGAGGGAGAGGATTGTAACCGGAGGATATTCAGGCGGGAGCAGTCTGCCAGATAATAAGTGCCCACTATGGCGGCTTGGGCAACTTTTTATAGCCCCTCACATCCTAACCATTAAGTCAACTGCATCTGATATGAGTAATAATGGGATTGCTAATTACGACATTATACCCAGTCAGTTTAAAGACGGAAACAACAAGCAGCCAGTAACTTTTTATCAATTGCAAGGCGGTGAATCGTCTGAGATTTTTGTTGAATTTACAACAAATACAAAAAGTAATTTTGTTAATATTTTATTTGCATCATCAAAAAACTCGAATAAAAATACAAAAATAGAGGTGATGTTCGGAGATAAGGTGTTATTAACTGAAAACGTTGATTTATCATCAGATAATGAAGGATTTGATACATTCATATACCAAGTTAAAAACCCAAGAATTGGTAAAAATTTGAGAGTTAGAATATCAACAACAGGTACGGCATGGGCTTATGTTGCAGGAATAAATGCAAATTTTGATACTGAAGTTTCTGATGATATAGATACAATAAAATTCTCTATATATAATCAAAATTATCTGATCAGGCCAACTCAAACAGGAGCTATGTGTTATGTATTTAAGGAGCTAGAAAGCGGCCTTTTTGGAGGGGAGAGTCACGGAGGAGAATCACCAAAATCACAACGAATAATAGTGGACAATAGAGAGAAATCAATTTCAGATAATACTGTTTTTTCATGTGAATCATTCAGTATCTTGCAAGAATCAGAAATAAAGTGGAGCGAATCAAAAAAAATTTATTGCGTTACGGAACATAGATTCAACTCCGACGGAACACATGAATTTATTGGCTCATTCACCCCTAGTGATAATTTGAATTTATCAATAGGCTATTGCCCTATGTTCACAGTGAATAGCCAGTATTTTAGAAGGATAAAATCACCAGAATATATAAATATTGATGATAAAAATAACGGAGAATTTATTGATATTCGCTACCCAATTAATAACTTTGAAATTCAAGGAGCTGATGGGTTATATACATCTGGAATTTCTTGGAGCTCATCGCTAAAAAATAACGGCATACAAAGGGTGTTTATTAACCCATACGGAGACTCCTCAACAAAAATGTATGCAGGGCCAGCAATTGATAGAACAATAACTGCTGAGAAGTTCACAATACACCAAATGAGATACTACTTCTAAATCATTCTCAAATGTGCTGGTTGTTGTCGTTCAACTTCGGACGCAACAACTGGCATATTGAGGCGCTCTTTATATGCGACACCACTTGCGGCCAAATCGACATTAATTTTGTCTTTTTCTTCTTGAGTTAGGTTTGCGAGATTCATAACAGATCCGGTTAGTTTTTGGAGAGTATAGCAGGGTGGGAGAATTAATGGGACGAATTTGGGACAAGCAACATGAAGTAGCATAAGGCAACTTCAAGTAACTTTAGGTAAGGTGGGACGTGTGAACGCTTGGTGAGACTGTATTTAGTTGATATTAAAGCATAATTCTACGCTCTTCTAAGCCGTAGGTCACAGGTTCGAATCCTGTAGGGCGTACCATTTAAAATCAATAGCTTATGCGATTTTTAAAAGAAACCTGCGAGAGATGCGGGTCAAGTAGCGGGTCAAGTTAGCATTACCATTTTTCGCTTTTAACCCACTCTTCATAGACATGTTCAGGCCAACCTAAAAATGTACCGCCTTTCGTTTTTTGTGGTCTTGGAAACTCCTTTCTCTTTGCATACATTCTCCATAACGTAGTTTTACTTTTCTCTGTCAACTAAATTGGGCTGTGTTGATAACAGTATTGAAACGCCACTCGACGTTAATAAACAGTCACTTATTTGGAACGACTCTGCAGTTATAGAGGACGGTTCTATTCTCGTGAGAATACGTGAGATAGAAGAAGCACAGAAAGCGGAAAAAATGCAGACAGAAAGAAGAGGAAGAAAGCTAGGATAGCATAAATAACATTCATTCATATTAATATAAAAAGATAATCACAATATAATAAATCTTTATATTGTGATTATCAATTATTCTAAAAATTAGACACCAAAGTTAAAAGTGAGAACAGCCTCCCCGATAAAATCTAAACCATTAGATAAATCTATTCCTTTTTTACTTAATTCATCTTTAGATAAAATAAAGGTACCATTTGAATTACCATGCCTGAAATTTGATTGGAAAACTTCACCTGGAATTAGAGCCAGGGCATTTTTATCAACACCTGATTGTTGTTCTGATGTCCAACCATTAGTTGGCCCTTTGTATAGGACGTTGTTGTAGCTTTTTCCTGTAATAGCAACATCGTTTGCCCGTGAAATAAATGCTGGTTTACCATCGACCGTAGCATCACTCCATATGAAATCAGCCGCTCCAACTGTATTTTCAGGATTTGCTTTATCAACTAAATGAAACCATTCTGACGTATTATTAACACTTAATTCCGTGTCACCATAAGTATCAGACGCAACAAATGTTAAATATGTTTTTGCATCGCATTCAACCGTAACGACATTATGAGCTACAATGCCAGAGTAAGAGTAAATTTTCGATTGAGGGATAAGTGATGGGCTTATTCTTCCATAATCAAAAAGGACATCACTTTGTGTCGCCCCATTAATAGTACAAGTTGGCGGCTTAATATCACCGTTGATTTTTAAGTTAGCTACAGGGGATTTAGCCAATACTGGCGTTGACATTATAGCCAACATAGTAAGGCTAAGTAATACTTTTTTCAT